ATCTGTTGTGTTTTATACCATTTCCATCTTTAAAATTTTCTAGCGTATTCCAACTCGTACTATCTCGGATCATTTGATTTAAATCGGAATTACCATTATAAGTCATTAAATGAATACTGAAATCTTCTTCATTTACTGTTTTACCGTCAGGCCATATAGTTTCTTGTTTCTTTTTACCGTAAAACCATTCCTTTATTATCGGTTGACTTTTCTCTAAAATGTCTATAATACATAATATAGTTTCTTGTACATCATGTTGTTCATCCGTCTTGAAGCGCGGAAATTGTTTTTGAAACGCAAAATGTAACGGACTTAAATCGATGGGTGTCTTATCCGCAGTCCAATATTTTTTTATCATTTCTTGATAAAATATCGTAAACATACACTTTCCTTCACTTTTATTATACGGCTCTCTTAAAAAATGATTAGTTAATACGGGTATATTAAATAAGCATTGAATCGCTGTGTTAAAATAACATACGGTTCCTTCGTTTACAAAACCACGCATGTATTACGAATGCACTTTAACTTTAAATATGTAAATTATTTTTTTATCCACACGTTATGTAGATTTGGATTATTTTCATAATCTGGGTGAGGAATAGTATGAATTCTCTGAAACCCGTAATTTTCGAGGGTTATATTTAATTGATCGTATTTTTTTGTAAATTCATGCCAAGGTGTTCCATCTTGTTCATAAATTATTACTCGCATATTTTTTATAGCTTCGGGATTTTCTTCTACAAAAGTACAAAAAAATCCTTCACAATCCGCTACAATACAATCGAAATTTAAATCGTATTCTTTTGAAAGAGATTCCAGAGATAAATTCTTTATCGTTGGGGTTTCAGTCTCTTTGGTATACGTTCCATATTCATAAAAATCGAATTTAGGGTCTATATAACCCATTTCATACCCTTTATTAGAGACTACACCTTCGAAAATATGAAACTTACCACCGTTGGTGTCACGGTTTTTAATGAGTGCTTCGATTACAGTGCAGTCTGGTTCAACTGCTAAGTGTTTTGTGGGATCATCTAATGTTTGTGATAGTACACATGAAACCGTTCCATATCGCGCACCCATTTCTAATACAGTAGCATCTTTAGGAATGTATTTTCGAACTAAATACTGTTCATCCGCTTCAAATTCTACATTAACTGGATTATTATTCCTATCTGTAAATGTCATACTCATTTGCACACGTTTTTATCCTTTAAACCCTATTAACAAACATGTTATTTTCTAGAAAGTCTTCGTCTAAAAACGGGGCCATTTCTTCGTATGGCATGTTTTTAAATGTTCCATCGGGTTGAGGCTTATTAGATAAGCGGGGATAGCGACCCTGTGTATTGCATATAATTTCAACGATCATAGGTCCTTCACTGTGATTAATATATCCCATATCATTCTCGTTTGTAACTTTATAATAAGGAATATCATATGCATTTGATATTTTTTCTATATTACAAAACGTTATATCACTTTTGGAACTTGTACCGTATTCTCTTTTGAAAACTGCGTTTTGTGTTATTTTAATTGCACCGTAACCATCGTTGTTAAATACGAGAACAGTGATAGGTAAATTGTGATGTTTTAAAGTTTGTAAATCTTGGATATTGTATTGAAATGATCCGTCGCCAACTATCACCCACGTTCGTTTTTTGTGAAATGATGCCCCCATCGCCGATGCTATTTCGTAACCCATGTCACCGTGACCACTGGTTATAAATCTATCACCGGTTTTATAACGATACATGTGCCAGCCAACGCAATATATAGAACCTGATGACATGGTGACTATAGAATTGCCACTCTTCGATTTAAAAAAGTTATTTAAATGCCTATACGGGCATACCAGATTTCCATCTTTTATTGGAAGCTCTTCACACCACAATTCTTTCCATTCTCTATTTTTACTTACCCAAACGGGATGTATAGAACTAATAGGTAAAGGTGTATTAAAAAATGTTTTGAGATCCATTTTAATTTGAATATCCAATTTCTTTTCACTTAAAAACTCACTTTCATCAACGTCTAAATAAACAACCGTCGCGTGTCTAGCGAATAATTCTCTTTTATAACCAGTTATACTTTTACATAATCTAGTACCTAAGCATAGTACAAGATCCGCGTTTTGAATAGCAAAATTGCCAGATCTATTACCAATTAACCCCACTTTACCGGTATAATCATCACCTAAATCACTTCCAAAAAATGTAACTACATACGGTACGTTGTGGTATTTTATAAATTTCTCGAATTTATCTTTTGTTTTTGATAAATGAATACCATTACCAGCTAAAATTATAGGTCTTTTTGAATCTCTCCACACGTCTATAAACTTCTCCGGAAATTGTGTCTGGTACGTGTACGGTTGTATTGTATATTTCTGAAGTATCTCCGGGACTTGCATAGATTGTACGTCAATTGGTATAGATAACCAAACAGGTCCTAAACGTCCAGTTGTTAGATGATGATAACACTCTTCTAGTACTTTAAAAATTTCATCCGGGTTTACGATTTCATTTGCGTACTTCGTTAAGGGTTTTACAGATTCGATTATATCACAATCCGATCCAAAATATCCACGAATTTTACCATTATAACTTCTTATATTATCGTTTTTATGAACCTGTCCACTAATGAAAAATACGGGTACGCTATCTTGGTATGCTATAAGACACGGTGTAATTGCATTTGTAGCACCACACCCCGATGTTACACAACATACACTTGGGTTATGTTCATACGACGACCATCCAAGAGCTGCGTATCCAGCTGATTGTTCTCCGTGTGTATATGTTACATCCATTTTTTCGCCGAAAGAATCGTTTAAATGCATAGCAAAACCACCAGTCACAGAAAAGCATTTTTGTATGTTTTTATTTATAAGAAAATTAGTTATAAAATCGGACACCTTCATGTATGCTTAAAGATATGTACCTTTAATTACCAATATGGTGAAAATAACGTACTCTATACAAGTATGCAACGAATCTAGAGAATTATGTTCATTGTTAAATTTTTTATTAAAGGTCAAAGATGATGAAGATAATATTAACGTTGTCGTAGATTCTACTAATTGTACGGACAAAGTAAATAAAGTATTGGATTTTTTTGATAAAGATATAAAAATATATAGAAGACCTTTTGACAATTTTCATGTAAATGCCGAATTTCACACCGATAACGCAACGGGTGATTACGTGTTTGGGATCGACGCCGACGAAATGCCACAAGAATTACTTATAAAAAATATAAAAAATGTAATTGAAAAAAATGATGCTGAAATTTTAACTATACCTCGTATGAATATCCATCCAGGTATTACACAAGAATTTATAGATCGTTATAATTTAAAAATAAACGAACTGGGTTGGGTTAATTGGCCGGATTACCAGTCGCGTATTTATAAAAAATGTGATCATATTAAGTCAACACAGGAACTTCACACTAAAATAAGGGGTAGTGATAAAAATATAGCGTTCCCTGCAGATCCCAAGTTTGCTATATGGCACATTAAATCAATGGAAAAACAACTAAGTCGATGGAAACCTAGCGACGAAAAGGATGGTACTACATTCTCCGCTCCTTCGGATAATTTATACGATATTCTCATGTAAAAACCCCCATGTATCTATATTTGTTGTGAATTTTGTCATATCTATCGAATTTAGTATATTCGCGTTGTTATCGCGTTCATGTTCTAAATGATATATAGGAGGAAAATTAGAAGCTCGAACCGTACCATTTTCCATTATCACTTTATATTGTACGGTTGTATCTGAAAATTGTCTTTTTTTCATACTTTCTTCAAAACCCTTAATTTTATACCACGTTTCTCTATGAGCTATTTGAAAATCACCGCAACCACAAATAACACTCGCAAGTGTATGATGATTTTTTCCCGGAAACTTATCGATTATATCTTTTGTTATTTTTAAATACGGACTCATTAATTTAGTATGTATAGAGTCTACACCGAATAAAAGTGACACTCTTTCGTTTGTAAAAGGTAATTCACTGAATGCTTTATCTACATCATTTAATTCCAAGTCTTTCCTAGTAACTGTTATCATTTCCATCGGTTTTAAATTCGAGGTTACTAAATCTAATTGATTACGTGAAGGAGCTATTATATCTATATTAGTGCTTACTATTATGTCACCGGTAGCTTTACGTATAGCTATGTTTCGTGATAATACCTCGCACATGGGTTGAATTTTTTCACCGTTTGTTAATTCTTTTACTTTATCCGGTGGTACCGTAATAACTTTAAGTTTACTCCTATCTTTAATTTTTAATTCATCTGTTAATATTTTTTTGCCGTGTTCGGTATTCCAATCGACGTATACAACTTCATCAAATGTTTCGAGTAACGAATTTATAGAATACGTGGCTCTTTCGATAAGACGTCCACCGTAATTGTCATTCCTTCCACAAATAATAGCCGAGATAGTCATTTAAAGAAAAATGTTTACTATCTTTAAATGAATGATAAGCTTATAGTTACGACAACAATTAACAAACCTACTGAAGCTACGAAGGAATACGCTAAATTAAATGGATGGGACTTTTTGGTTGTTGGCGATAAAAAAACACCACACAAAGAATACAAAAAATATAAATATCTTCATCCACGAGACCAGGAGAAATTAGATAAAAATTTATCGGATATGATTGGTTGGGGTTGTATACAGCGGCGCAATATGGGTTTTGTGTATGCTCTTAAACATGGATATAAATACATAGCAACTGTAGATGACGATAATATCCCATTAAAAAATTGGGGTACACTTTTTAATGAAAGTAAACCGGAATGCAAAGAAATTGATATGTATTCAACTGATTTTGGTTTTTTTGACCCGCTTAGCGTTACAAACTATAAGCATCTATGGCACAGGGGATTTCCTCTCCAACACGTTCATAAAAAAAATAACGTGACAAAATCGAAGAAATTTTTCGAGAAATTTGACGTACAAGCAAACCTGTGGAACGGTGATCCTGATATAGATGCAATGTGTAGGATGATTTACGCACCAACATGTGAGTTCGATAACACCAGACTCGGAACAATTAGGCATGTAACCAGAGCGTGGTATACGAGTGATTGTGCAATGCCTTTTAACAGTCAAAATACAATCTTGACACAAGATGCATTAAAACATTACTTCATGTTTGATAAGGTTGGTAGGATGGATGACATTTTCGGTTCTTATATGTTACAGAAAAAGGGTTTTAACGTCGTATTTGGGCCACCGTCGGTCTATCAGGATAGAAATGAACACGATATAACCGAAGATATGAAAAAAGAATACATAGGATATGAAAATGTAAAGGATATTTTGAATGACACATCGTTTATTTCATTTGATTCTTATAACAGGTATAGGGAAGTTGTCGAAAATTTAAATGTAGATACAAAAACCCAAGAAAATAACCTCGTTACATAATAGACATGTCGTATTATGTAACACACGATAATTCATTCCTTGACATAAAAAATGCACATTTACGTGTAGCTGGAAATGTTCACGCGGATACAGTTCATGTAGGTGCAGTCGAATTTAATCCGGGTGCTCCGAAATACACTGAAACGGTTAGATTTTCTAATACACATTCTGGGTTAGTAACCACGTCTAACCTTGATGTACAAGGAACACTTATACTGAACGGTATTGAGATTGGGGCATCACTCGATTATACTCTTCAAAACATAACAGGAATTCCCTCAGGTAATATAACCTCAAATCCCATAGTAATCACAAACGCTACTACAGGTATTGATTCGAGTGGAAATGTTCACGCGAGTGCCTTTTATGGTAACGGAACCAAACTTACAGGGGTAGCTTTAGCGAATGATTTAGCCTCAAATGATGCTAGAATTACGTCCTTATCGACGTTTCAAACATCTAATAACGCTCGCATAGATACGGTTACAGATAATATATTTTCAAACGCATCGAGAATTGCAACGTTAGAAACGATAATAGCAAGTCTAGAAGCCCGTGTACTCGCTTTAGAAAATCCTTAATTAATTCCTTCAAAGTAATTGTATCTTACTTTGCAGGAAAATAAACTCGGTAAAATATAATGAACGGTAATGATACCTATCTCAATATTAACGATGCTCATCTCAGGGTAACAAGTGGTAACGTTCATGCCAGTGGATTTATACTTGATCAGATATCTATAGTTACTACTGATAGTACAGGGTCTAGTATAGATTTTCTTAACGATACAAAAGCGTTTACCGCTCGTTCTAATATTGAAGTCGGTCAAGCAAATTTATTTGTTGATACAACTACATCATATATTGGTATAAATACAGATAAACCAGAATATTCACTCGATGTTCATGGATCTATTAATGTTGACACACTTTCATTTCTCACTCTCTCCGGTGATGGGACGACATTATCAGGTGTCGCGCGCTCAGACGATCTTTCGGATAATTCTTCTAGATTAGCTTCAGTAGAAACGTCGACCACGAGTCATTCATCTTTACTCTCAGGATTACGCACGGATGTCGATATGAATTATGCTCTCGCGGTGGCTTTGGGGTCCTCTAATACTACACAAGATGAATTACTTACGGACTTAAATACAAATTTATCAGACAATTCTTCACGAATAAATACAATTCGCTTAGATTTAGATTCAAATCTAAACAAAGTTTCACATATTACGTCTACAACCAGTAATACGACGATTTCATCTAATTTAGAAATATTTGGAACTTTCTCAGCAAGCGGTCACCCAGATGGGGCGTTACATGGGTCGAGTGCAATTTTATATCTACTTAATACGACATTTTATAAAGAATGGCAGTATACCAATTATGTTTCACCGAGTGTTAAAGTCTCATTTAATGCATCAACCGAAATACCGAGTGGATCAAATGCAATTTTGGCGGATGTATATTTATCCAGAGACAGTATCTCGACAAATGGAGATCACCAAATTCATGTATTAGGAAAAAATCATACTACAGGCGCAAATTGGAACTCTGGATACACAGCAAACGCCCCATCTACGTATTTCGGGAGTTCTATCGGATCCCGACAAGTGGCTTCGGTTATGATGCCGGGTGGTAGCGATGGATTTACCCATCATAATGGAATTTGGTATACATCTGTAATCATACCGTTAGAAAATAACGAAATTTACTATTCAAATTACGGAAACGACAATAGCAATGGTTGGGTGTATATACACATACGAGGATATTATAATTAAATTTTTTCTTTCAGAGTGAATAAATCGCATTCAGCAAGAAAAAACCTTGGGGTATAATAAGATTGAGGATGAGTCAAAACGGCATTCTCGATTTTCAAAGCACAGATAAAGTACGATTCGTGGGTTCTACCTCGAATATCGTTCTTGATACAGTTAATGCGAGTCTAGGAATAGGTCTCGCAACAGATGATTTATTAAAATCAAATTTACAAATTGTGGGTAACGCTCACATTACCGCGGGTTTAACAACTTTAGGTAATGTAGCTGGTGATAAATTTCTTGGTGATGGTAGTTTGCTGACAGGTGTAGCTTTCCCGGCTGACGTAGCGGCGTTAACTCTCGATACAGTCGCCGGTGTAAATAGTTCTACCGATGAAACTATTCAACTTACAAACACTACTACAGCTCTCGAAGCTTCCGGTAATGTCGAGCTTGACAGCTCTCAACTTATATTTAAGTCGGAGATACAAGCGGCCACACCCGGTACTGAGTGGACATATGCAGATGAACTTGACGGATCAACAGATACAAATCCGGTCAGTGCAAATCATGAATTTAGCACCGCTTTATCTTCGACACCGGACGGTAATCGTATTCTCGTAGGTATAGGCAGTGGCGGCTCGTTATCCAACGCTGGACAAGTTAAAGTATACGATTGGGATGCCGGTACGTCTACTTGGAATCAGGTTGGCAACGACATAGAAGGTATAAATTCATACGATAGACTCGCATGGAGTTCACCAAATCACTATTCTGGTGGTGGTGGTGCGGCTGAAATTTCTGCGGATGGTACTACAATTATTGCCGGCTCCCGTTCATGGGAATCTAGTGCAGGTTCGTCAACCGGATATGCTGTCGTATATAGGTTAATATCTGGCACGTGGACACGATTAGTTGGTGTTGCACAACCTGTAGGTACGGGTGGGGGTAACGGTCCCATTGTAGGAGAATTATACGGTTCGGAGCAGTATGAAAGCTTTGGCCACGCAGTTGATATTTCCGCAGATGGTAATCGAGTAGTAATCGGTGGTTATGGTCACTCGTCAGATCTTGGACGAGTCCAAGTATTTGATTGGAATGGATCTAACTGGGTCCAAGCTGGCGCCGATCTTATTGGTCTGTATTCCAATGATCGTTATGGAATGTCTGTAGCTATATCGGATTCTGGTTCAACTATTGCAGTTGGCGCACCAGGTGGTATGCGAGATTCCTCGTCCAATAACATTTTCTCCGTCACACATAATGGTTATATTGATGTACTTGATTGGGATGGAAGTCAGTGGAATAAACGTAATATCGGGTCTGGTGGAGCGGGTAAAGGTAACGACGGTGGCGCTGGCACGGGGTTTACCCTGACTGGTGTGAGTATTTATGGTGTTCAATACCAATCTCTTTTCGGTACGGTCGTTAAGTTATCTGCGGATGGTACAATTGTTGCTGCCAGTGCTACTAAGCGCGGTGGTGCGGCCATCACTAATCAGTTAACTTTCCCGAGTCGTACGGGTAGTGCACGTGTGTTCACATACAACGCATCCACCGATCGTTATTCCGTAGTAGGCGTCATCGATGGAAAAGCGGCGGAACTCGCACACGGCGGTGGGACGCTGGATCCTAACACGGTAACAATGAGCAGCAGCAGCGTTACCATGCAGATAGATATGTCTTCGACTGGAGACTATGTTGCGCTTGGTTATCCTCTGCACCGACCCACGTCGAGCATAGGGTCGGGCTCTGTCTACGTATACCAACTTATAGGCGATACATGGACATTATACGATCATCGTATATCATCGACCGATTTCACTGAGATACCCGATAGCCAGAATAATGCGTACGACTACTATTTAGGCAGAAGCCTCGCACTGGCTGATGGAGGTTCTAAGATAGTCATGGGTACTAAAAACGATTCGACGGGACCCGGACAGATTATCACAGTAACTAACGGTTATCAAGCGGCTATTACAGGTGAGATTCCAGTCGAAATGGTGTCCACCACTCTTACAGTACACGGAAATCTTCAAGCTACTTCGTTCTTAGGTGACGGTACAAAACTTACCGGTGTAGCTCTTGCTACGGATCTTGCGGATAACTCTTCAAGGATTACCGATTTATCGAATGAGATTGATAATCTCGATATTGAATCCGCCCTCGCGCGCTCCAATCTCGCGACCGAACTCGCCGATAATTCTTCTAGGATTAATACTTTACGTCTTAATCTCATAGATAACTCTTCTAGGATTGTTAACACGAATACCGATGTCACAGATAACGCAGCTAGGATTACAGTCTTAGAAGTAGATCTTGGGGATAATGCTTCTAGGATCACTACATTGGAACTGGCTAATATTGTACAAGAAGGGCTTATCGACGATCTTCGAACTGATGTTGACAATTTTGTTGTGGCTCAACAGGCTGCGGGTGGTGATCAATCGTTGAATCTCGCTGATAATGCGGCCAGGATTACTGTCCTAGAAACAGATGTTGCGGATAATTCTTCTCGCCTCGACGATTTAATCGCTTTTAAGGAAGATGCGAACACCGTCCAATCGGGTCTTATTGACGATCTTCGAACGGATGTGGATTCTAACGCTAACCGTGTATCTTTTATAAGCGCAGCTGGTGACACGACCGTTATCGCTTCTAATTTAGATGTCACTGGTAATATTTTCTTCCGCGGTGAACGTTTCGTCGTCGATTCTGAAACCAAGGTCATCAACGATCCCATCATGGGCTTAGCTAATAACAATACATTATCTACTACCGATATTGGTCTTATAATGCAACGCCCCGAAGCAAATGTAGCACTTGTTCATCATGGAAGTTCGGATGCTACAAACCCTGACCAGTTTACTATAGGATATACACAAAGTTCCTTAGAAGATTCTGAAATAACAGTTGACACTGGAAATGTCATCACAGTTAACATCTTAGGTAATCTCATTACACAAGATACTATAACAGCCACCACATTCTTAGGTGATGGCACCCAACTCACGGGTGTAGCTTTACAGACAGATCTCGCGGATAATACTTCGAGGATTGGAACCTTAGAAAGTGATATCGCCGATCTCGAAGCTGCGACCACAGCTGCGGGTGGTGATACTGCGGGTAATTTGTTGAATAACGCTGCGAGGATTACCACTTTAGAAGATGATCTCGCGGATAATTCTACTCGAATCGCCGAATTAACGTTCGGTGATGTAGTTGACGTAAGTAACGTATCTTCTAATACCATTCAATTAACGAATGCGGATACCGGACTCGTAACGAGTGGTGATATCGTAGTAGGTAAAACTATTACTTCCACGTCTTCTTTTGTAAGTCACGCTGCGACAATCGGTGCAACTAAGACATTCACTGTAACTGCGGATGGGGGTTATTTTTTGATAGACGGTGTAACACAAGCGGCTCTTACCCTGTCTCAGGGTCAAACTTACATATTTGATGTATCTTCGTCAACTCTATCGAATCACCCCATAGCATTTTCTACGGGTGGTACAGATGGAGCCGGTTCAGCTTATTCTGATGGTATATCCGCTGTTTTGGATCAAGCGGGTGACGCCAGTTCTCAGGGTAGTTCCGGAGCGATGATAACATTTGTCGTTCCTACTACAGCGACACCCACAGTATCTTATTATTGTACCAGCCATTCGGGTATGGGAAGTGATCTCACTATTGTAGCTTCGGCTGAACTTATCGTTTCCGGAACTGTAGAAGCAACCGCTTTTATTGGTAGTGGTACTCAACTCACGGGTGTAGCTTTCCCAGCTGATGTGAATGCTTTAACTCTCGATGCGGTATCTACTGTAAGTAATACAACCAATCAAACCATTCGACTTACAAATACAGACACATCTCTCGCAGCGTCTGGTAATATTGCTTTTGTTTCCGAAACGACAGTTACTGTACCCGGTACCGAGTGGGAATTTGAAAATTCGTTCAACGGTGGATTTACAACTGTGGCGGATGGTTTCGGAAGTGCTCTAACCATAACACCCGATGGCACTCGTATGGTAGCCACAGCACAGGGCGCGGATGCCAATGGGTCTGATTCAGGTGTAGCAAAGATATATGATTGGAATGACAGCACGTCTAGTTGGGTCCAGAACGGTGCGAATATAACAGGTTTAGGGGGCGGTGATAAGCTCGGTCAGGGTGCATGGCCTATTGATGCCGGTTGGGACACTGCCGCTATTTCTACTGATGGCAATACAGTTGCTATCGGTGCGTATCGTGGAGGTAGCAGCGAACCCGGCTATGTTCTTGTGTATAGGTTAATAGGTGGCACGTGGACACGTTTAGAAGGTACCAACAACAACCTAACTCCCAGTGTTCAACTCGGTGGTTTCGGTACCGCAGTATCTCTTTCTGCGGATGGTAATCGAATAATAGTCGGTGCCCCTCGTACTCCCCGATTTCAGACACAAACGGATATCAATAATAATGTCGCGGGTTGGGACGGTGATGTTTTTGTATTCGATTGGGATGGATCTGAATGGAGTCAAGTTGGTACAACCTTCGAGTCTACTTCAGATGGTGAGCACCTTGGTATGAGTGTAGATATATCCGCTGATGGTAATACGATTGCTATGGGAGCTCCTGGTCGGTCCGCGTTCGACGTGAACAGTTCTACATTAGGATTTGTCAATGTATTTGACTGGGATGGAAGTACATGGAATCAGCGCAATTTAGACGGAAGTAATAACGGTACCGACGGTGGTGCTGGTACGGCGAATGCGGGGCAGTACAAGAGTATTATTTCCGCAGAGCAAGATTCTGAGTTTGGTACTAAAGTTAGGTTATCTTCGGATGGTACGATTTTGGCTGTTGGTTCGCCGCGTCGTTTCATCCAAAATCCGTCGCCGGACGGAAATGGTGGAACGCGTCAAGGTTTCACCAACGGTCTCGGTTCTATTCGCGTATTCTCTTATGGTGCGGGTAGTGATAGTTATTCCACGTTAGGCGATGAGATAACGACACCCGAAGCGGCTGGCTGGACCTCTACGAGCGCGAACTCGGCGTATGGAATGGATTCCTCAAAAGCGATGATTGGAACAGAGATGTCTTCGACAGGAGATTTGGTCGCGATTTCTTTCCCATTCCACACTTCTGGAGGGTATGTGTACGCATTCAAATATGATGCTGGTAATTGGACCTTATTCGATCATAAAATATCTAGAACCGATTTCCCCGAAATAATTCAGGACAAAAATCGCGCCGAGTTAGGTAAATCTATCGCTCTCGCCGATGGAGGTACTCGATTACTCGTAGCCACCGTAGGAGGCCAATATTCGTCGGCTACGTCTAGTGCCGATCCAACTATTGTAACATTCACTGACGGGTCTCAAGAGGGTACTGTCCAAACGGAGATGCCACTTCAAATGTTAGCAACTACCACTCTCAAGGTACACGGAAACGTTGAAGCTAATTACTTCACCGGAGACGGTACTCAATTAACACTTCCCGATTTTGCTTTTGAGACAGATCTTTCCGATAATTCTTCGAGGATTGACCAATTAATTATTGATGTCGATAATCTTGAAGTTGCGACGACTCAAACTGGTGGTGATACCGCACTTAATCTCGCGGATAACGCTTCGAGGATAGGTGTTTTAGAAACAGATCTTTCTGGTCTTCGAACTGATGTAGATTCTAACGCCGCGCGCGTAACTTATATTACATCTACACCTGAAACGACTGTGATTGCCTCTAATTTAGATGTCACCGGTAATATTTTCTTCCGTGGTGACCGTTTCGTTGTCGATTCTGAAACGAAGATTATTACGGATCCTATCATAGGTTTAGCGAATAATAATACATTAAGCTCGACTGATGTAGGTTTCGTGATGCAACGTCCTACAGCGAATGTAGCACTTATTCATCACGGGTCTGCGTCTGCCACAAATGCAGGTGAGTTCACTATCGGTTATACACAAGATTCTTTAGAAGCTTCTGAAATAACAGTCGATACCGGAAATGACATCACAGTTAACATTTTGGGTGATCTTATCACACAAAATACTATCACAGCTACAAGGTTTGTAGGTGATGGTAGTGGACTGGCGGCGTTCGCGTTCCACATAGAAGGTGTCAATGGACAAATGTTAGATACTAAGGCGGTCATGAATGATACAAATACCACTCTAACCATCGGCTTTGATCATAGCACCGATGAAAGTAATGCCACTGCCGGGTTTATAGCTACACCTGGTACTTCTAGGGGTATGTACGTTGCACCTGCAACAGGTGTTTATCAGGTATCTTGCAGGGTTCGTTTAACCGACTACGTGTCGTCTAGTCAGACAATAAAATGGTACATTAAAAGGGTTGGTGGCGTGGAAGAAGTATACGAGGAATTCGAGCTATTCGTAACACCCGGTAGCGGTCTTCACGCAAGTACAAGTACTACAGTTGTCAAATTGGTACAAGGTGAAGCCATCTTCCCTCGCGGTGATGGTACGGATAGTACTATAAGTTCAACCACATTCAGTGGACAGTACATAGGTACATATTAAATAAAAAATAACCTATACCAATATTAGATATGCCAGTAGAAACACCTCAAGGTAAACTCGATTTTAAAAGTGTAGATCGAGTTACATTTCATGGTTTAAGTTCGAATACAGTCGTTAGAACCGATACAGGGAGTTTGGGTATTGGTGTTACTTCTAATGACATTTCATCTAATTTATTTGTTAATGGGAATGTTCATGTTTCTACGGAATTAACAGTGGATGGTATTTCAAATATAAACGCGGTGAATCTAAGTGGACATATTCTTCCTACAGTCAATGCACAATATGATTTAGGTTCTGCGGAATATAAAATTAGACACTTATTTTTGAGTGATAACTCTTTATGGTTAGGGGATGAATCAAAATTGTCGTTTTCAAATAATCAGGTTACGTTTAGGAGACGTAAAAAGAGTATAACACCTCCAGCTATATTAGAATTATACGGTGCAAGTGAAGTAGAGGCTTTACATTTTAGCAAAAAAGAGACTGTGAGTGACATGAAACTCGAAGATTGGATAGCATACGCGAAAACAAAAAATCCCGCGATGGAAATTTCTGATATTTTCAGGGATAACGATATAGATTTTGAATCTACATCTATATCTGAAGATTTAATCAAGGATTTAGAATCAAAGCTTGAAATCGAAAAGTCTAGAAATGATGCTCTCGAGGCACGAATTACAGCTCTCGAAAATTTATAAATACTATTCTTACAAAGTGGTCGAGTCCCATTTTGTAAGAAAATAAACTTTATACATACTAGTAATGGCGTATGAATCAACAACGGATAATTTTCAGATTCGGAACGCTGATAAAATTACATTCGTTGGTACATCAAATACTATAATTGATACGATCACAGGCCGAATTCAAACAAATGGATTTCAGTATAATTCTAATGTAATTCTTGATATTTTAACCGGTGACCATTCAATAGATACATCTATTATATCCAAATTTATAGATCCTCAGTTAACGGATGTTCAAGTTCTTGTTGATGGTTCAACTGGAAATGGTATCAATCATATTATAGGCGGCCCAGATCCACACGGAAATCAAACTACATACGATTCCGAAGGTAAATATTGGATTCTTAATGGAAGTAATACGTCTAATATATCTGTTGAAGCGAATACATTTATAGAAAACGATGACGCCCATTCCGTGTCGGTGTGGTTTAACTCTTCTAACATAGAAGCAAACGTATCTAATACGTGTATTGTTTCAGTTGCGTCAGTGATTAATCTAAATACAACTAATGTAAATATTCAATCAAATACTTGGCATAATCTTACATATACATACGAAGGTTTAGGCGGATCTCAAATTATTTACTTAGATGGGAAATTGGTTTCAAATGTAGAGACCCTTGTAAATTTACCTACAAACACAGATAGTATCCAAATTCAAATTGGTGGTGGAAATATAGACAAACTCGCAAACTTCAGGGTTTATGACAATTTTATTGATCAAAATAGAGTTATGGAAATATGGGACGCGTATAAAGATTACTTTGGGCGTGCAAAATCCCAATTTACTGTTCATCGGGGAAAACTGGGGTTAGGTACGGATATTCCGAAAAGTCGTTTCAGTGTATTAGACGATCCGTGTATTATAGAAAAATTTCCCCCAAAACCATTATCCGCTTACGATGAACAATTTAAAACGAGTGCAAGTTCAACACATTCTAATACGACAACACATAACGCTTTTAACGACTTGACGAGTACAACTGCGATAAATGACCTACACTGGTCACAGGATGGTTCGGGTGATTATGATATTTCAAATGGGGATTGGAATGGTGGGTATACTAATTCTGTTACCACTACAAATGTAGAAAATATCAATAGATATGGACACTGGCTTCAAATAGAATTTCCGTATAAAGTTAAATACAGTTATTCTAATATACAAGCACCGAACGATCATATAGGACGTCAGCCTAATACGGGTTGTATTATAGGAAGTAACGATTTAAACGGTGTATGGGCGGTTATAGACGACTTTTCGAATAAAATTAGATCTAACAGTACAGATTTTGTCGCGTATAAACCATCGACTCCAGTTACAGAGTATTTTAAATATATTAGACTCGTTATAGAAAAATTAGGAAGTGGCGATTCCCGTGCGGGAATAGATCAATGGAATATATTCGCCACTCGCGAAGAAGAGCAGTCTACAATTGATAATGGTACTTTAACTTTATCACGTAAACTAGATGTTCGTGGAGATCTATATTATGCAGGGATGATATGTAATTTAAATTACATGGAAGATACCATACGTAGTTGGAACCCTCATTATTGGTGGGATATGAACGATGACTATTATCTAGAGGGGGGACTTAATGAAGGTGATACGATAAACTACGTTCACAATAAAAGTGGAAATTGGGTAGATAATTATTTGAGTGCGACAAATTGTGTTACTAGATACATAAATGGGAGAAGATTTTGGACGGGAACTAATTCTTCGGGACGTATGGTTAGTAGAGATAAAGATCTTTTTGGTGGTGGTATAAGTGAAAATATAGGAGATTTAACATCTGTATTTCATGTTGCGTGTACATCCCCAAATCAAATAAGTAATAGTTATTATCATGATTCAGTTACTAGTGATGATCGAAACTCTGTTACATGGGATAATTACGTAACGGGGTTTGATGGTGGAGAATTATTATTGTATAATGGAAATGGGTACGGTTACAGTGACGGTAATACGAATACCGCCGGTGGAATTTTAGGAAGAAATGGTTCTTCTGATACGCAACGCGCAGTTCATTGTGTTATATCTAAAGCGAATAACGCATTCGACCGAAATCAAACAACGCAAGCTAAGGGTATTAATAATCATATCAGCATAGCTACGTTATCTAGGGGTACATTAACAACCAATTTAGCCACCGTTACTAATAACGCGGGTACAAATACATCCGACGCCATCGTTTGGGGTAATAAATATTCACACGACATGCATAACGCTAATAATTTTTTCCATGCAGAAATGATTGTTTTTAAACGTAACAGAGGTGTAATAAGTCAGTCGCAAGTTAAATTTTTACAAGAATATTTTAGATTCAAATATCAACAAGGAGGTATAGGTCTGCAATATTCGGTATAAATCATTTCTTATATTATATTAGATGTCTCTCACGACCTTAAGCACATTCTTGAACGTGAAAGATTCCCACCTACGCGTGGTTTCAGGCAACGTGTACGCACAGGCAATGAATATAGGTGGGATAAATATAGATACTACACATGGATTAGATGCCGTAACGGCTACCGGTAATGTTGCATATACAACGTTACAATTTGCGGATTCAACTACAGCTTTTATAACTACGTCTAATGCTGAAATTGGTCGAAATCTTAATGTAACGGGTAATATATTGGCATCGGGAGATTTAAACGTAACGGGAAATGTAGATATTTTGTCAGATACGTCTATATTTGGTAATACAGATATTTCATCAGATTTATCGGTCACAGGGGATGTAGACATTTCTTCTAATTTATCTGTATCCGGGAATGTTACATTAGAAAGTGTAATAACAAATCAAGAATTAACTGTTAACGGAAACGCATATGTTGCATCTGATTTAGTAGTGAATGGAAACGTCACTGTTTTCAAAGAAATAACTATAAATAAGGACGTTACTACTAGCGGAAACGTAAGTATAACAAATTACATCAAATACGACTCTGCATGGTTTTATGCATACAACGGAACTTCTGGTGGATCTGGATATTTTAATGATTACAGTGGATTTGTTCCATGGAGTTCCGTGTCATCTGGATCTTCTCATTTTACGACGGGTACGACTACATCCGGTGGATATTATACCACACCGATTGACGGTATTTATCATTTAGATACATCGGTATTAAACTATCCAGATACGAGAACGGGTATATCTGAAATATTTTTTTCAGTAAACGGAAATGTTAACGGAGTAACGAATGGGTTTGGATATAATAGAAAAAATAACATGCCCGAAGAAGAGAGTTTAACTTCATCTACCACAATTAAATTAAATAAAGGTGATATCATAAAAGTGTACGTGACTAACATAGATTGTTATACAACAGGCAATTCTGTATTTTTTAGTGGATATTTAGTTACTAGAATATAATATACAGTTATTTAAATGGCTCTAGAATCTTATGTAGCATCTTTAACTGTATACAATTTATGTAATGAGAATTTTCCGGTGTCTGGATGTAAATATGAAGATGTACAATTTCCTAACGGTTACAGAAAACCGACTAAAGAAATATATGAATATACCTTTACACAAAATTTAAATGCAGAGCTTTTCAAAATAGTTCGTAAAAAGCGTGATAAACTACTCAGTGAATCTGATTGGTTATTCACAGAAGATTATCATCTAGAAGATGATAATTACAAAGAATGGATTAAATATCGCCAATGTTTAAGAGACATACCTTCTATCACACAAGATCCACAACAGGTAAAATGGCCATCAAAACCTGAAATTGTTAAAAGTGAATGTTCGAATATAAATGAAAATTTCGAGATTAAGCAACTCATAACAGAAAATACACAATTACGCGCAAAAATGGTTAAACTTGAAAAGCGTATAACTGATATAGATTTAAGTATAATACAGCTTAACCGTGCTAAAAATAAAGCTTAAAGATTTAGACAGTATATAAAATATCATCGCTCCTATAGTGTAGTTGGTCAACACAGTGGACTTTGAATCCACTACCCCAGGTTCGAGTCCTGGTGGGAGCTGATTAGGGTGGAGGGAAGGGCTAGTGTCCCAGTACAAGGGTAAACACAACTTAATTGGGGGCATTAGCATTGCACAACCTAACTTGAAACCCTAATCACGTGGATATGTACGTAGATGGAGCCTACGGAGTCATGAACTTCGGGGAGCCCTCTCTGTCGCGTTATATCCACAAACCGGACTATATGTGGGAGACTGATAAGATTGTTCACCTTATCGTGCTCCCAGAACAAGCATATACGATGGATTTAACCCTCTCTTAGCTCAGTTGGTAGAGCAGTGGACTGTAGTTCCAATGGTCACTAGTTCGATTCTAGTAGAGAGGACCATTCCTCTGTAGCTCAGTTGGTAGAGCGACAGGCTGTTAACCTGTAGGTCGTCGGTTCGAACCCGGCCGGAGGAGATCCACATCTTTTACAAATTGATCACATTTGTAAAAGATGTTTTGTAATAATAGCGATGAAGTATATAGCTCACAGGGGACTTTCCAAAGTTCACAAGGATAATAGTATAGAGGCTATAGGTGAGGCTTTATCACAAAATTATTATGGGGTTGAAATTGATGTACAATTATGTAAATCGGGTGAAATTGTATTATATCACGATGTATATACATCGTGTGGGTTTATAGACGAATTAGAATTGATAGATTTAAAAAAAATGGGTATATGTTCATTAAAAGATGTATACGACCAACTTCCGCGTATACGTGATATTGTAATTATAATAGATATTAAAGGGTACGATAAAAACGTGACAAACGCGTTAAATAAATTTTACGAAAAAGAAGATACGAGTAAGATCTATTTTTCGAGTTTTAATCGTAAACTTACGAATCAACTGTCTATACGGTTTAACATAGGTACTACATTTGAAACTACGTATTTAAGAGCTGAATATGATTTCATTACGAAAGGTTTAACGTGTGTAATTATTCATTGGACATGTTTAGATAACGATTTTATCGCTTTTTGTAAAAATAAAAATATAAAAGTTCTCACGTATACACATAAAGAACCACGAGAACTTGAATATATGCTTAGATATGATGTTGATGGAATTATTACAAATGGATAAGATTAAAGATAAAGTTTGTATAACAAGTACAAATGTCTTGCACAGCTATTCTCAGGCCCATCGTGAACACTAACACTCCATCGAATAACGAACAAACCACAGCAGGTTCTAAAAAGGTCGCGACACGACCACCTCTCAAGTCTCTTAATCGTTCAAATGATTATCTATCTGTAGCTGAACGCATTAATGGTCGTGCTGCTATGGTTGGATTTACTTCAGCGGTAGTGGACGAAGTTATGACAGGTCATTCTATCAGCACACAGTTTCAGGAGAACATCGGACTTTCCGTAGCCGTCACCACTCTCGCATTTCTCGGTACGGCATCCAATCCCAAAGATGAAGGTTATATTCAAGGATTCTGGAAGCCTGAAACGGAACTTATTAACGGTAGATTTGCTATGATTGGAATACTATCATTGCTACTTACAGAATCTATTCACCCACAAGTTCCTCTATTCTGAGCTTAAAAAAATAAAACCGTATTATAATATAAAACATGTCAGGTGGAATCGCACAATTAGTGGCCATCGGCGCACAAGATGCGCATATCGTTGGCCAGCCAGAAGTGAGCTTTTTTCGCTCTACCTATAAACGTCATACAAATTTTTCACAAACCGTCGAAAAGCAGGTTATTCAGGGTAACCCCGCTCCAAACGGTATGTCTACGATTCGCTTTGAGCGTAAAGGAGACTTACTCAGTTTTGTGTATTTAGCTCCTCGCAGTGGCACCGTAAAATACACCGCCGACGAATGGACTAAACAAATTTCTAAAATCGAGCTTCTCTGCGGAGGTCAGGTTATAGACACACAAGATTCTAACTTCTCTCAGTTTGTAGCTCCAGCTCTCAACGCCTCTAATTTCACTAAATCGGCTTCTGGGCATGGAACAAACGAGGACAAAAAGGCGCGTAAGTCACGCTTTTATCCCTGTCGTTTCTCCTTTTGCGAGAATTGGCAGTCTGCTTTACCTTTAGTAGCTCTCCAATTTCATGACGTGGAGTTCCGTATTACATGGGGACCCGATTACGTCGCATCTGAACATAGCTGGGAATGCTTTGCGCATTTCATATATCTCGATTCCGATGAGCGTTCGGTACTTTCTCAAACTCCTCAAAATATGCTTATAACACAAACACAAGTCTCTACCCCTTCTCTCAATACCATACAGGACCTCACATTTAATCACCCAGTGAAGTATTTATGTGCAGCTGATGGCAGCGATTTAACTATTGCTGAAAATGGTAATAAGGTTAAACTTCAGATCAATGGAACTGATGTAACTGATTTCAAGTACACGGATCCACATTATACATCCGTTTCTGAATATTACCATATATTTGCTTCTACACCACATGATAGTGGTGATAATAAAAAGCTGTTCATTTACCCTTTTTGTTTAGAGACGGGAAAAGTCCAACCTACAGGAAGCCTAAATTTCAGTCGTCTTGACAGCGCGCGTTTAGTTAGTGAAACTCAAGTACACGAGGACACGATTTATGCCGTAAACCTCAATATTTTACGCATAGAATCGGGCATGGGAGGATTAATGTACAGTAATTAAATCCTATATAATAATAAATGTGGATATTTCTATTCCTCGTATTTTTCGTTTTTATGATCACCTACAATCCTAAATCCGGAACACTCAATAAATATATACCTTCTCAAAATGCACCTTGTAAGGATGGCCGTTATCAGGAGGTCCAATTTGGAAAATATGGACACAATTGCCCCACGCACGAAAGATCTAATATGGGTGCGATTATATCTACTTAAAAACAAAAAGTCTTTATAAAATACATGTTTGCTCTTGATCGCGAAACCGCTATTATAGTAGCTCTAGTGGCATGCGTCGCAGCTTCGTATTACATTTACACCGATCTTAGAAAGTCTAAGGAGGATATCACAAAAATTACAAAATTTTTAGATAGTGTGACCAGTGAACCACCTCCTGATATGGTTATGCGAGGTGCACCTCCAAGTGCCGCAGTTCAAGTTCAATCTCAGCAAGAAGTTCCTCCATCACAAAACGTTGATATTGTGACAAATACCGCTGTATAGAATTCCTCCAAATAAACTTATCAGGGGATTGTAGAAGCTAATGAGCGATGAAAAAACACAAAGCTATCGCTGTACCAGTTACGTTTGCCGGAGATACACCCCGTTTTCTCACGGTTAGGGATAAAAGATTCAAAGAGTGGATATTCGTAACCGGTGGATGTAGGAGGCGAGAAATTTGTCAACCCCTACGTACAGCGTTACGTGAACTCGAGGAAGAAACTCGTGGGGTATTATCTTTGAAAAGAGGTGAATATACGAGTTATACTTTTAATGTTAAAGAAAGTTCTAATGTAGACCTCGAGTATACAGTGTTCATATTTTTTGTAAATTTTTCAAAAATAGAACAACTTGAATTGGTTAGAAGGTTTAACGAAGAAAAGTATAAAATGTATAGTAAAAAAATAACAATGAAAAGAACATACGATGAAAATGATTTTATGAGTTTTGATACATTACCAGAATTTAATTCGAGACGGCGATGGGAAAGAATAATACATAACGTATTAGAAAATCCGGAGTTTTACGCCTGCGTAACTTCTTTAAATAGAAAAACATTCTCTATTAAATAATGAAGTCTAAAAACTATATTCTTAAACAAATAAAAGATATTCTCATGGAGCGAAAGTCGTACAGGGAAGAAAAGGCTGATCAATATATAGATGAATTAAAAACTAATACGGTTTATGAATTATTAGTTCTTAAAAAAGAGTTATCTTTAGAAAAAGAAGAATTCATAGATGTATCTTGTAGAGCCTCAATTTGGTTCGAAGAAGAAAATTAAAAAGAAGAAAACAATATAATGTAAGTATGTTTAAATCTTGGTGCCGTAAACAAGGATTTGTTAATAGCTCCAATCTTTCACATGTGCTCATGGACGGTGGCGTTTTATCTGTTCCATATGAAAGATTGAATGAATTCTATGAAATATATATAAAAGCTATACAATCGGGTGAAAAATTATTTGTCGTCGAACAAAAAACTGATACATTTAATTTTTTCGTTGATTTAGATTACAAAGACGAAGAAGATATCCCATTTGAAAGACTAGAAGAATATATCCGTACTATATGTGACCGCGTTACACATTTCAACGGTAAAGATGTACTTATTTCCGCAGCAAGTCCTAAAGATTGTGGTAACAATTTAAAAAAATATGGAATCCATATGAATTGGCAGGGTTTTGTAGTAGATCATGGTTCAGCTATGGCTCTACATTCTCATATAGTATCTGCATTAACCATTATGTTTCCGGGTAAATCATGGGGTGATATAGTAGATACCGCTGTATATGGTGGGGGTCGAAAAAATGTGAAAGGTAGTGGTTTTAGAATGCCGTGGTCGCATAAATACGTAAAAGGTGAAATTCAAGGTGAATACAAACCTGTACTGATTTACACGCATAAAAACGGTGAATTAACTCGTATATTTGATAGAAGTCCGTCGGTTGAAGTTATGCACATGTCAACGGTTAGAACCTTGAGTACTGCTATCAATATAGTAGAAGGTTCAAGTCGTGACGAAGGTTCATTTACTTTCACCGAAATGAAAAACGAATTTCATAATGAAACGGTCTTGAATGATCTTGAATTATTTATTCAGAAAGAAATAGAAGGTCAGGGATACGCACAAGTGCGTAAAATTTTTTCTAATAAAAACACTTTTTTAGTATCTTCTAATTCCAGATATTGTGAGAATAGAGGACAGTCACATGCATCAAATCATGTCTGGTTTCGTGTGGAGGGTAGAACTATTCAGCAGCGATGTTTTTGTACATGCGAAACGATGAAAGGGCGACGTTATGGATATTGTAAAGATTTTTATGGAAGAAAACATAGATTACCAGACTCAATTTATAAAGGGTTGTATCCAGATGGTTATTCTCCACCTATCATTTCTACACCACAAAACCTATGTATGCCATGTCCAGAAGAAAAAAAAACTGATTCAGTTTTAATTTGTGAAGAATTGCAAAAATTTATTAATAAAAATGTATTGATCGGTGAATCTACGAAAATTAATAACATAACGAATAAATCAAAAAATATTAGAATAGTTAATACTGATTATACATGTTCAGTATGCAAAAAGAAAAAAGTTCAATTTAAGATTACTAAAAATCGTATAATTCAAACATGTTCGTGTAATTACAGAGAACATAATTTATCAGATAAAATAGTACGTTTACTGTAAAGATGTTACAGGTAATATTAATAGGAATGGTGGTGTTCATGTTTTCAAAACTAGCATCATATAACAAGGAAAATAACGAAGTTGATAAAATTGTAAAAGAAACGCACAAATATTCGGGTATATATCCAACATTATATAGAACTTTTCAAGCTAATATGAGTTTAGCTACCTATTATATGAAAGAAGAAAAATTTAATAGATCACAAACTGCACTGGTTAACGCTGTTAATAATCTAAACGATATAGCACATTACATGATTTTAACTGATATCGATTTAATAGACGAAATTGCTGAAATAAGTGATAGATTGGGAATTACATTCGAGCGCATATTAATACAAAAAAGTCTCATTAAAGGTGAAAACTACAGGCCTAAATATATTTAAAAAGAATTAACACCGTTAATAAAACATGTCTATGAATACTACACAGACTCGTTCTGGAAGAAAAACTAAAGTACCTGAACGCATGGAGCCGACTGAACATAATGTAGAAGATGATTTCGATGATGACGAATATGATACAGATTATGATGCAACGGATGAAGACGAATTATGTGAAACTGATAGCGAAGATGAATGTATTGATAGCGATGAAGATGAAAACGGAAACTTAAAGGGATTTATTGTGAGTGATAATGAAGATTCAGACGATGAATACGAAGCTTAAAAAAATAAAGTATTAAATATTTACATGGAAACCGAATTAGGTAATCCTATCGAATATAATCCCCAAATTTTAGATAAAGAGGTACGAAATGATAGTGAACCTATACAAGATCATATACCCGACAACACAAATGATCAATATTATTATCCTCAACAACCACCTTATATTATGACACATGAATCATTTCCACAAAAATCGGTGGATGTTTTTGCATCTTTAGATAAGGTCGCATACATAGTAATATTCGTAGCTTTTATATTAGGATTCTTTATGGGAAAAACCCTTCAACCCGTGATACTTAGAACTGGGTGAAAATGGTATAAATGTTTTTATGGGATCTTTTGTTTTTTCGATATTTCTACTGGTAATTACTGGGCGGACAACCCCGTCAATAATTACTTCAGATGCATTATTATCTTCATCATCTAATAATTCTATATCAGTCATGACGAAATTTTTCCCATGTTTATTTGTTGACATATAAGTAAAGTTCATTGTATTATTAAAAGTGTAGATTTTAATAATATGACGGATTATTATATAATTATTTTAAATTAATTAGATGTTACTTCTTCTCCTTCTTCTACATTTTCATCATTTTTTATCGTTGCATCGACAGATTCATCGTGTTCCTCAGCTTCCTCAGGTATAGACATATCAGCTTCACGCTGTTTACGACGCTCTTCGATTTCTTTAGCCACGATGAGATCGGCTTCTTTTACCAATTCTTCCATAGGAATATCAGGCTTTTCTCTTTGCAAACGCTCTATTACTTCAGCTGGGTGACTGATTGGACTTTCGTCTGGTTTATTATAATATTTTGAATTTTCGTCACCGGCTTTGAAGTAATTGGGTTTACCGTCAGCGTGTTTATTAGATCCCATGTCTGCCTTACGTTCGTTAAACATTTTTGCAGCCATAGCCTGATTCTCCTTGTAACCAGACATTAGTTCTTCCAGTTTTTCGTTGGTATAATGAGAATCTTCGATTTTAGTCGGATCTGGTGGGATCAGTAGCCATTTATATAAATCAACAACGTATATATCAAAAGTTGCATCTTCTTTCTGAAGCCTTTTAGCGTGATTCGCGGCTTCATCACGTGTAGCAAAAGCTCCTCGTATTTTTATACCAAATTTATCATTTTTTTGTGGCGCTTCGGGTCCCACTACGGACATGCAAGCATAAAGTTGTCCTGGTACGGTAGTGTAATCTTGTTCCAACGACATTGTATGTATTGTTATGATTTAAACTTTAAGCTATCTAACTTAAGTCGAATCTATAATTAAAGTTTTTATACTTAACTAAAAAATGGAAGATTTGCGTCGTTTACATAACGACGAGAAACGCTCACTCATTGAACGTTACACTTTCCGGGGAGCAAATATTCTCGATGTGGGGTGTGGTTTCGGTGGCGATCTTCAAAAGTGGGTGAAAATGGGTGTTAACATAAACATGTGTGAACCATCTCTCACGGCTTTACAAGAAGCTAAAACGCGTGCGTCAAATATGAAAATACCAGTGAAGTTTTATCACGGTGATATATTTAAATGCCCAAATATAAAATATGATATCATTTGTTATAATTTTTCTTTGCATTATATTTTTCAAACACGTGAATTATTTTTTGGGACATTACGTGAAATAAAAAAAAGAATAAAACCTGGTGGTATTTTTATGGGAATTATTCCTGATTCCGAAAAAATAATTTTTAAAACACCGTTAAACGATTCACTTGGAAATTTTTTTAAATTAAAAGATACAAGTAATGGAAATTTTGGAGAAAAGTTATTTGTTCATCTAATTGACACGCCATATTATGCAGAAGGACCAAAATCCGAACCACTTGCACACAAAGATCTTCTCATAACACAATTAGAAAAAAGTGGATTTTCGATGACAAAATGGGAATCTTTAAATGGAAACTGTATATCAGAGCTATACAGTAAATTTATATTTGTATATAATAATGATAACTCTACTTTTACTAGTAATACTTAACGTGTATTTATATACGAGTTCTCGTGATGATCCCGTACTTATGGAAGTAAAGGAAAAGTATAAAACGCTCAGGGAACATGTTATAGAAACGAATGATCCTAAATTTAATATACTTCATAAGGAAATTAGTATAATCGCCTACAGGGGGTCGTTTTTATCGGGTATAGGGTATAATACAAATAAAGGTGAAGAGATTGGTTTATGTATAGACGGTACACCTAATCACGTCTTTCATGTACTCCTTCACGAATTGGCGCACTGTACAGTAGAAGAGTATTCACATAGCGCGGGGTATTGGAAGAACTATACCGATCTAAAAAACGAAGCTATAAAAATAGGTATATATGAAAACATACAAGGCGAAACGCCTTTTTGCGGAAAAACAATTTCTGATTAATAATGTTAGTTAAATATATGGAGTTTAATATCAGACAACCTTCTATTGATAGGATCTTTCTTTCATTGTTAATGTGGTTTCTGTTAATGATAGGTGCATTTCTTACAAGACTACCAGCACCTTATTGGATCAATATGACTACGATGACATTAATTTTTCCATTTATTATATGGTATCTCGGTAATACAAGTTTAATCATTAGTATGCAACCAACGGCGGTTGCAGTTGCGTTGATGATTTCTATATTGTTTTTAATTCTCTTAACTGAAGGATTTTCTAAAGTACCTACTATTAAGGTATTTTCCAAGCAGTTGAGAGATGGTTACAAAAATTACGGTAAAGATATTCAAACAGCGTGGCTACCGTTGTTTATGACAATGGTAGCTTTAGTAGTGGGAGTATTATGTAGTTACGTTATATTAGGTGGTACTGTACTCGATCTTTATTAGAAGTATTTACGAGCGACGTAAAATACGACAGCTGCAACGACTCCGGTTGAAGCTAAACCTATCACACTACGGTTCCCCTGATTATTTAAAAATTTAGGGACCGAGCTAGCGAGCTTTTCCTGTATAGGTTTACTTACAGATACACCAGCGGCGAAAACTACAACAAGTGCATCAAGTTGTTCATCGGTTAAGTCAAATGGATTTTTCTTTTTTTTGGTGGATTCAGTAGATATCGAATTTTGTGGTGTAGGAATCATGACCTGTTGTTGAGCCATTTGAACTGCGCGAGGATCACTACCCATCATAGGTGATTCAAATCCCTGATCCTGTTGGTAAGTCATAACATCGGCAATAGGTGTCGAGTCCATCGTATCTTTATATTCATTCACATTTTTTTCAGACATTTCTGGCACGAGTGTCGTAGTTTTTGAAAATCTATCAATCGGAACCATACCACTTGCGTCGTCTGATAAATTCATAGTTACAATAGAATCTACCATTTATAATACTTTAGTTTTTTTAGATAATTGATTATCGCATCTTTTACATACAGGACATGTATCTAAAAGATGTTCCCAGAGGGGTTCGAACCCACGACCTTGGCGTGCCTTATATGAATGTAACTTCATTGTATATACGTAGTATAAGCACCACGCTCTAACCAACTGAGCTATGGGAACATAAATACCTGTAGACGGGTTTCCCTTATATATTAAGCGAACAATCTTTAAGTGTATAAAGAATAAACACTTAATCATGGTAAATGGAAACTACAGGGAATAACGTTCCCTGTGTGAGTGAATATTATCAAGATGTATTCGATAAACATTTAGTTGATGCACGACCAGAAGAGTATTATGAGGACTTTCTCGATCAACATCTTAGAACTATGGAATTGCAATTGCAAAAGCAACATAATCCAGACACGTTTCGCGAGGAAATAAACAACGTGGTCAATGACATTTGGACTGACTTGGGATCTGGGCACAGTGAACGTGTATATCATAACGCTTTTGAGGTAAGTCTTCGCGAACTAAACATTCCTTACGAATCGGAACGACATGTTCCTATTTATTATAAGCATCATGTCGTGGGTACGGCGCGAGCTGATATTATCGTGCGCAGAAGTACGGTTCTCGAACTTAAAACGGTTAAAAGTCTTAATGATATCATGATCGCACAAGCTAAAAAGTATTTAACACAACTTAACCTGACGTCCGCCTACCTGATTAACTTTCCACCGGGTGAAGGGTCTGCGCCCCAGATTGCGGAAGTTACACTGTCGGAATAAATTCCCATTTGAGATCTATACAAATCGCTTTCCATATAACATCCTGTTGATGAAGTTTCTCTTTGGATTTGAGGAGAGGAAAGTACTGAAGATACGAATCTTCGGATAATAATTCACAAAATTTAAACAACACGTACGAATAACTCAAAAAATTTTTCCGTTCTACTGGACAATTATCATCAAACGGCTTTTGAATATCACGGAACATCATACGTAGTTGTTCTTCCAGTTCGATTGGCATTTTGGGTGGTTTAATTCCACTTAATATATTCGTAATATAAGGTACATGCTCGTAAAATTTATTTAGTTTAAGTTTTTTTAATAATAAACGAACTTTTGCGTGTGTTATTTCGGTAAGTAATTTAATTTTCATTTTTTTAAATTCGTTTCGTAATTCCTCTATGACTTCCTTAGGAATGGTTGTTATTTCCTGTGCTTGAAACTGTGATAACCATTCGTTAAAATGATTATCCCTTTTATAAGAATAATTTATAATTTTTTCTGACGTTTCTTGTTCTTCTTTATAAGTGAGTTCTTCGCTTATTAATATTTCCAACACAGCACCACATGAATCACATACCATTTCACTTTCAATCGTTTTATACACGTTACTATTAGGACACAGCTGACACGTGTCGATAACTCTACGTTCTATAGGGCGATCAATCTTTTTTTTTTCTACACCTACAAGATAGTCCGTATATATATCTTTCTTCTGCAAACCCGCAGTTTCTTTACAATTAAACACGTTATCTGTACTCACTTCGTTTATAGAATCTGTATTATTATATTGTTGTATGTATGGCATACATTTTCCTATATATTCGGCCATTTCCGATTCGTGGTAGATTTTATTAGATGGGTCATTTTTTATGAGTTCTAACCAGTGGTCTATTTTATTATTATACCTACTTAAAAAATTACCTTCCATCTATATAAATGATTAAAATACTTCGTTCGTTTTTAATTAACACAATTTATAGATTTCATTATATTATCAGTGTAATATTTAAGAAATGTGATTATTGTGTCGTTGAACGAATTATTGAGTATAGTATAATCCCTGACCAAGAATTCAAAACTAATGAACCCTTTTGGAATAAGCATGCACATGAACACGACCAAACCACGAAATATTATTTAATTAATACCCGAATCGATGATGTTATACCTACCCCCCCCGATACGGTGGATAAAATGATAATACGAATCAAGTATTGGTATAATAACAAGATTTATAAATATATAACAAATAATCCAAATTATGTTTGGCCCCCACCTAAACCAAAATCCATTTTCTTTCATATACCGTTAAGCAGCGCACAATTAATGGATAACGATGATAAACCTGTTAAAGATATTCTCGAAAAAATTCGAAGGTATGGAGGTCCTCGTGCAGATTTTTATGGAGAGAAAGTTAAAATTAGTGACATGTTTTATTACACAGATTCATTTTTGGCTACAACATATCCTAAAATTAAAATAAAAAATTATTTCGGTATGATTAAATCAGTCGATACAGCTACCGGTTATCTCACTGATCTTCGTTTACCTTAGTAGCTAAATAAAATTTCAAATCACCCAAATTCGCGACGTTATATTTTAAAATCAAGAATCTGTTTTGCTCTTCTTGCATTATTTGTACTGTGGAACACATACTTGTAGCTTTAGTAAATATGTTCATGTATCTTAATGAATATATACCAGACATCAAAGAACATTCGTCGACACATTGTATTTCGGTTTCTTGATCCGCAAAATCACCTTTGCATGTTAAACGTAAAATTTTACCTCCTCTAGAAATCTCTATTTCATCTCCTATATTTGCCATATCCCTACATATTCTTTGAAAATCTACTGATGGAATGGGTGTATTCACTGTCATGTGCATTTCGGGTACCTCTATTTGGTTTTCATTTATATCTAATAGTTTTAATGCAAATTTTGTAGATGTTTTTTTCTGCTCACTGTGAATTTCGATATTCATATATTCTTTAGAATTTATAGTTATCACCAAAACATCATTAACCGTGATGGTTTTTAGCAATTTATATACATTAGTCATATTGACACCACAATCAATCGATTCTATACAATTATATTCTTCAAAGTTCTCGGCTGGGAGGTGCATATCAATTAAAGATGTACGCGCTGTATCGAGTGTGACTATATATACACCCGTCGGTTTAAAATATATATTGACGTCGTTTAAAATATCTTTAAGTACTTCAAACGTGGATTTTATGGCTGCGGCTTGAACTGTTACCAGTTTCATATTTTTAATCGGTGATTTAATTCTTTATATCACTATACGCAGTATCTTCTACTTTACGGTTAATTTTTTCTTGTAATTCCTTTGTCATTGCGGGTTGTAAAGATCGTCCATATTCATCGAGACCAAACATATCACCTGTAGGTTCGCCATTAAGTGTAGTCGAGTTAATTCCACTAAAATCACATGTTTCTAATTCCTGTACGGGTAATAACGACTCGAGCCAATTTTGTATTTCTCGTCCAATTAATATTTTCCCATTTTTTGTTAACATGGTGGGTACTCGGGTTATTTTATTTTTAAATTCTGGTGGTATTCCAAACTCTGTTACATTATGAAATTGAACAATTTGCTTTAGCTGCTGATGTTTACTTATAAAATTCATAACTTCTACACTGTGTTTACATTTAGGACTGAATATTAAAAGAGACATCTATAATATTTTATCAAAAAAAATAAAATAATTTGACACGTTTTTTTGTAAACTATAATAATGTATAACGTGATACTTATTCTTATACTAATCTACTTATTATTTGATTCCAGGACGGAAAAGTTCGGGTACTCTGGTGCATATGAACCTATTCACGGAATTACATTAAACGATCCAGAACCCAAGATAGATGAATATATAAAAGTTGAGGAAATTACAATCAATAATGATTTGATAGAGAATTTTGTGATATTAACTAACAAATATTTATATGAACATGTTGGTATTCATAATTATATAATAGAAACCAAAGATGTTAAACAATATAAGCACAGAAATAAGAATCATCATCTATATAAATGTAACTTCATGTGTGTCAAACCCAGTGGATTTGCTTTCGGATTTTCTGTGGTATCTGATATAATAGTAATAGACAATAACCCTTCACACGTTATAGGAGTTCATTCTCAAGAACTTGAGATAAAACCCCCTTCAGACAAAACCCCGTTCGAAAGCGATATAGAAGGTTCTGAATATATTCTCTATGAAGATATAAAAAATAGTGAGTTAGATGTCGTAAAAAAATAGCATAGTTATTAATAATGATAAATATCGATGAAATCTCTAATATTGTGAATAACAGAAATCGGATGAAAAAGGAAACCTATATTGAATTATATAAACAAATAACTCGTAAAATACGGCGCGCGGTTGATACAAATCATAAGAATGTAATTACACAAATTCCAGTAATTGTTATTGGTTATCCCACATTTAATAGAATGAAAGCTCTAACATATATAAAACGTCAGTTGGAATTAGCCGGATTTGATGTATTTGTTGTTGGAGATTACGATCTTAATATAACATGGAAAGTAAAAAAACCGAATCGAGATTCTACATTGTCTTCTATAAACGAATTTCCCACGCTCATGAATTTAAAAAAGGCAGCGAATCAATACAGGAGAAATGCGCAAAACATCTAATAAAAAAAGAACGATTAATCATAAATGGATAACTTAAATGTTTTAGTAGAAGCTAAACGCGAATATCTTGAACAACTTTCCATACTTATCTGTCCAGTTATGATTGATGTATTTGATGATATGTACCAAGAAGCTCATAAACTTTCTAAGGGACGTCAACATTTAATCATGTTTCAAAAACTATTAAAAGATGTTCCGGAATGGAATGAAACCATGTCTAAACAACATACAGATAACATAGCTGACAGGTGTTCATGGTTTAAGGATCTCGTTGCAGCTGTATTTGTTAGTTCAGTAAAAATTCTTTCAGCTGTCCGTTTAAGCAAAGATTCCAAAAAAATGTCTGTAAAATTACCATCGAATGAAATTTTTATTCATACGTGTTATAAAAACGCTGCAAAGGATTTGTATCGAGATCCTTATATATTTAGCGAGACACAATCCGAACACACTCGAAATGATAAGTTATACGAGCGATTTTCTGTATGTGTAGAATCATCTGTAAAAGAACTCATACCCGTTCAACAAATATTACAAACATATATGTCAGCTGACGCAGATGAATATGTAGACAGCGAAGAACCAAACTTACAAGACGAAGATATAGGAGAGTATGATGAAAATGGTCAACAACATATAGGTGATGAACAAGTGGAGGAGGGTATGGAGGAGGGTATGGAGGGGGGTATGGAGGAGGGTATGGAAGAGGGTATGGAGGATCAACAATACCAAAATCAGGACATACAGGATGACCAATACGATGAAGTTCCACAACAAGCCTCAAATCCTTTTCAAAATGAATTTAAGACTATCAAATCTGCTCCAGAAGAGCAATTACAAGGAGATTTGGATGAAAGAGAGGAATTATTTTCGGATGCCGCTGATTCACGAAGTAAAAAACTTGGTTATTAAATATGGACGAGTATCTTAGAGAACCTGGATCAGCTGCAATTATTGCAGCTGGTATAACAGCTATGTACATACACGGCAAAGCCCGCTTAAACGATGAAGGATCTCTAACAACGAGCTCATATGCAAAACCAGCTGCATTAATAGGTATATTAGTTTATTTTATAGTATCCAACGGACTTGGTAAACGTGAAACTATATCAACTGATCCATTTTGATTAACTTAAAGATAAATCACGTGTTATAAATATAAATGACTTCCATCATCGCGTTCAACGACATGATGGGACAATTTCTTACGGAATTGCACACAGCTTTTCCAGAAGAAAAAAATTTAAAAAAATATATGGCCGCTTTCGAGCTTATGAGGTCTGCGAATGGAAAACTTATTGTGGACGGATTTATGGATGGTATAGCGCCACACGTTGATAAAATTAATACACGTGATGATTCTTTTTTTCTCGAAAATGCAAAAGATATCGATTTTCTCAAAGAGATTAACATCACGGAATGTTGGCCAGCTGCATCTAAGGGAACGCAAGAGGCTATCTGGCAATACATCCAGACACTTTACATGTTAGGAACTACTATTACCGCTATTCCTGCAGAAACGCTCAGTATGATCGAGACTGTTGCTAAACAGTGTGCAGATAAACTTCAGGATGATGAAGGTAATATGGATATCGATGAAAATGCTCTTATGAAATCTATGCAGGGTCTGCTTAGTGGTATGATGAAAAAATAAAAACCGTATAATATAAATGGTTTCCCTGTTTGATGATCCTAAACAAATAATTAGAACTGATAAGATTACAGAATTCTGGCCAATAAAGAATCATACAGCAGAAGAACGAGTTAATGCAACCGCCCGTTTTATAATTTATGCGACTTGTATATTATATATAATTCGACGTGATATTAGAGTATTTATATTAGGTTCCACATGTTTGGGTGTCTTATATGTAATGGAGAATTCTAATATGATCAAGGGTCACGTATCAAAACAATTCGACACTGAAATGTATTCGTCGTGTCAACGACCAACCGTAGATAACCCGATGGCAAACGTATTGATCAGTGATTACGATGGTCGCCCAGATCGTCCCTCAGCTTGCGAATATCATTCAGTGAGGGATGAAGTTAATAATATGCTTTCTGGACGTATACCATATGGTCCACAAAAATCCAGATCCCCGATGCCGGAGCATCAACGAAATGCATATTCTAGGCAATTTGTATCAGGGCCGGTGACATCAATACCAGGTGCTCAAACTGAATTTGCGGAATGGTTATACGGTGAAAAGGGTGGTGATATATGCAAAACAAATCCATTATTATGTGATCCGAATGCAAGAGGGACTCAATTAGAAGCATTCGGTGGATTAGCCACTAATAATGATAAGAGAAGTGGTATGTTCGGGGGGGGTAATGGTTCAGCTTAGTTAGATAATATTCTCATGTAATAATAAATGGCATATCAGCTTCAACCCGGATTAAACTTAGTAGAAAATCCCGCACATCCACCTAAATGTGCAACAGAAGAGGTTTTTTCTTATCCTCAGCCCAGCACCTTAAATTACGCTTCTAGTCGCCCAAATACAATGTTATATGGAACCGCTCCATTTAAGGCTGGTAAAGGCGCTCCCGCACAATATATAGAAACGAGTGATGAGTTACGGCCCCAATCAACATCACGATTTAATAAAATAGTGGCACGCACGTATGAACAAAATTTATTCCCTCTTCAAAATGTTACTTGTAAACTTCCATTAAAAAGTATGCGATATGAACCGAGTAGTACACGCGCGGAGACCCAGAATCAGATGTTTGACATGAGATATCCTCGTCAATAAAAATATTTATAACTTGTAAGAATGGCAGACCCTGTTTCTATAATAGCAATTGCAGGATTAGCCTACATGGGTAAAAAATTAAGTGATCCTAAACCCGAAAAATACATAAATGGCCCGAAGACTGCAGAAGCTCCTTCCCCATTTGTACCACAAACTCCGCTAGAAGTGCCGGACATATACAAACCCGGCCCGGAAGATACACCAGGTTGGCTGGGATACCCCCCACCTAAGAAGGAGCAGGAGAGTTTTGGGGATGTTATTCCACAAATACGTTCAAGTGGTAATGAAGTATTAGATATGCGAAACAGGATGTTTGATAATGGGCGTATGAATAATTTATCTCCGATAGAAAAACAACTCGTTGGTCCGGGTATAGGTGTGGGCCCTGAAGTCCCAGCTACTGGTGGTTATCAGCAGCTTGTACGGATTAATCCTGAAAATGTGGGATCTTATAAACTCACTACATTACCGGGTAGAAGTGGTCCTGCATTCGATATATTTGGTGGTCGACGCGGTAAAATGGGCGAACACGCGAACAATCGACCAGAAAAAACTGCATTCTTACCTACACGACGACCAGTCGCTGGAGGAAGATCTCAAGGGTTTGATGGTCATGTTGTTAGAGGAACCCACGTTAATGGTAAACGATTAACAAATAGATCACAGACCGGTGTACGAAGTGATGGATTAAATTTTTCCGGCCCTAAACGTATAGTTTCTAATTTAACCACCAATTCAGATCCAACTAGAAACAAAAAGGATGGTAATATAGAACAATATGCTTATAATAACCAACTAGCACCTAATATAAATAAGTATTCGCATGGTTATACGATGTCACCTGGTGTGATGATAGGTAATTCGACTCCTCATTCAAATGATAAATTATTCTCGCACGGGTTTCGTCCAGATGATCGACGCGGTAAAGCAAATAGATCCGGAAACGCTGGAAGAATGAATGTTCGTGCTGGACCACTTAATCAAGGTGGTTTAGTAACTAACACGAGAGGTGATTCTACGCGGATAGATGGTCGTATGGGACCTACTAACGGAGGATGGACACAACATTATGTAAATAATATACACCATAAATTTAATGCTTATAAGGGTAATTTGAACCCTAACTCATCTTCCGCGAGTCTAAATATAGCCAAACAACAAATTAGAAATAATCCCATAGCTCAGCAGGTATTATAAGTAATTTTTTTTGAGTAATAACATCCATTAAAATATTGTCCATGTATTTTAATGAGTGTATACACGTTAGATATAGATAGTAGCGAACGCGATCCTATTCTATACCCAAATCCAGGTGATTATGTAGTCGAATTAAAAAACCCAATTTACGATGTAAAAAAAATATCTATAGTCTCTGGTCGTATTCATGCGAGTCAACTACTCGTAAATGATAATAATAATACATTTTCTATATCGAGTGATGGTTCAACATCAAACGTTACATTAGAAAATGGAAATTATAGTGGTAAAACATTAGCAATCGAATTGGCAGAAAAATTGAATCACGTGATAACAAGCGCCGTGTATGATAAAGAAAAAAATGACATTATATTAACCAGCGAAAACGAATTTACGTTCAATTTCTATGATGGTACTAACGGATACCGTTCAAACTCAATATTAAATAAAACTACACCGCATGATATTATGGGGTTTTCCGCGAATAACATATCTTCTGTAAATAGGAATTTAACAACAGGAAGTCTTAATTTACAGGGTCCAGATGCACTCGTTATAAAAATAAGTAGTGGTGCAGAGGAACTAAACAAAACGGTGTATTCTGATACACCTTTTTATACTGGTCGTATTTTAATGTGTGGCGATGTAATTAATTATTCAGGTCAGGATGACGTGGTAGAACATAATTTCGATACAGGGTCACAAAATATAAGTAAATTACGTATACAATTTTATTATAGTAGTAATAATCGCTTGATTCCATACGATTTCAGAAATGCAAATCATATATTAAAGTTAAATATAACGTGTACTACGGATAAACTTAAGACTATACCTAATGTAAAAAAGGATTATTCACTTCCTAAACCTATTCACATACCCGATATAGAGGATCTGAATAAGTGGAACGCACTTCTATACATTTTTTTTATAGTTGTGACGGGTATATTTTTTATCACGATTACAAAACCAAAGCGAATTAACGAGTAATCGCGTAAACGGGCGAAGAGGGCTTCCTGACACGTTTGGATAAACGAGATATAACCATATAGACTATGACAGAAAGTAGAGTAGTAAACATGGCGGTAAGACCGTAGTTAAGACCACCGTTCTTCTGAACCCGTACAACCTGGTGGATACTCCATCGAACGACATCCATCCAAGAAAGCGCGGCAGCAAAAGAAAAGCCGGCGACGACCGCGTTTAGAGACTGAGTCTCGAGTTCATTGGAGATAGCCACGAGGGTATCGGTAGCAGCTTCTGCAGACATTTATAATATATATATATTTTATTCTGGTAACAATTCTTCTTCAATTAAGATTTTTTTATATATTTTTTTCTGATATCCCCTGACATGCTTCTTCTTTTCGTCATCTTCAGACTCCGACTCCGACTCCGAACTTGATTCCGAACAATCACTACTCTTAAATGATTTATAGTTACACTTATTCCAACCCTCTGGAGTGTGACATGTTTTCATTACTATCAATAGCATTTTTAATCATCTCCTCCGACGGATTCGTAGGTTTCCAGGCTTCCCATGCATCATATGCATCATTTATACGTTTAAAAAGTTCTTCATTACCCGAGTAAGGTTCGAACATTTCATCTTCATCGTCGACGACTTCAACTATTTCGTCTTCGTTATCAGATTCTTCTTCTGTGTAGATTTCTGGAAAATAAGACCCAATTTGATCACCTACTGTATTCATCGCACAGTATTTCATACAATATTCCATATCTTTAGAGAGAATTACATTTCTTCCACATGCTTTTGCGTACTGACCAGATAATACTACCGCATTTTCGAGTACGGGTGTAACTATATCAATTGCTGATTGGACCATTTGGGAAGATAAGTTGTCCTCTTCCATCTTTAATGCGAAGTATATTGTTACTTAGTGCATAAACTCTAAGTTCTCTTATGTCAGATGTATTATTATTCAAATTTAATAATATATTTTGATCTTTAATAGTACTAAAATTTACGTGACCTGTAGGATACCATTTTTCTGGCTCTAACGCAAAACTATATGAATAAAATCTTCTAAACAGTTGAGTTCTAGAGTGGTGTATTCCACTTTGAACCGCCCTGATATTTATTAAATTTCCGGTCACGTTATCAAGAATGACATCTTTATCTAATGTCATTTCTAAACTCACAAGATTCTCGTAATTAATGTATCTACCATTTGTAGGATATATTTGCGAAGGGTGATCATAATCAAAACAACTGTATATCACGTTTTCGTTACTTACACGGGAAATTACGAAATATAATTCCTTTACCGGATTTGTAAAATTTAATCGACATTTTACAGTATCGATACCGTCCACTGTAGAAACAGGTATTCTAAAAGTATTACGCTGAATTTGAGTAATTACATAATCACGGTTTAATTTTTTTAGAATCCCCCGTTCGGGAGAATCGAGTAATACCATTTCTGTATGAAGATATATAGAATTGATTATTGCTGTAGATTCATCGAATCCCTCGTTAATTATATTTAAATAATCGTATATACAAAATTTTTTCTCATTTAATTGAATCTCTAATTCACATTCATGTGAATCAAAAGCGTGTAATGGAATATATAATTCGGGGTTATTATGAAAATAAAAAGGAATATCGACAATGAACGTTCTAGATTTAGTAGCATCATCTAGATAGTTATCTATGGATGTAGATACGGGTTGTCCGGATAATTCGTTGGGATTTTTACCTATTAATTTAGATAAGTTTAATTGTTTCGTTTGAGTCATGTAATGTTCACTGTGTATTTGTAACCAGTCACGCGGAATTCTTTGTATGAGTTGACCCCCTATTACCAAATCAACATGATCTATGATGGCGTGTCCTATCGATTCTATATATTTATAATATGCACCGTCTGTTTCCAATGGTGATAAATTTATATGTAATCTAATGGATTTAATTAAATCACCTGAATCTATTGGTATAGTACATTTCAATGTACTCCCGTATGTAACATCACCTGTCAGTTCATGTTTTACATCGTATATAGCAAAGTTTGTGTGTTTCCTGAAATTTTTTATAAAATGTGTGTATTCCGGGTTCTCTGTAAAAAATACGTCCTGAGAACCAGTTGTAGCTAGTTGAACACGACCAGCCATTACTATTATTACTTTTTAAAATTTTAACCCCACTAAACCACTTCTTATGCTTAATACATTAAAATTCGTCGCGTAAATATCAACTTTGGTGTTCCGTGTAGATGATACATCTTCCATTTCTATATTTATATGTTTGTGAACAATTCTGCTCATATTTAATTGACCGGTTGAATAGTATTTTTCGGGATAAAGAGAAAATGAATGTACATAAAATTCATAAGCGGGATCCGGGCACCCGATATGCGTTTTTAAAGAATTATGATAAGAGAGTTCAGTACCACTTTTACTAAAAACCGTTGAACCATTACATGTAAATTTCACGTTTTTTATTAGTCTATGATCAGATCTTTTATATTTAGACCCTGTGCCTATAACAGTAGTAGAAAACGCTTGATCATTTGATTCCGTGTCTAATAATAAGTCATGAACTTCCCCTTCTATCGGATCTGTAGATTCTTTTGCTACCATTAACAGTTCTTTTACAGGGTTTTTAAATTTTAATAACGCGGATTTAGTTATATCATTTGGTTTGAATGATATAGTAGATTTTTGTAATTGAGTTATAACATACTCCATAGGTTGTGTTAATAAGAAACGCCTTTCTTCGTCTGTTATAAAATAAAAATCCGGTATGAGTGACGCGTTTATGATAGATCCATCCATCGTTTTTTCACGCCGCACAACTCCTTCATTTTCGATAGTGTATTTAAAGGTTATATCTTCGTGTACATCCTTGAAAGTTATCTTAATTTCTACCAATTGCCGAGTTATAGCACATATGGGTATAGCTAAACTCGGGTGTCTAAAAAAATAAAACGGCAAATTAACATAAAACGTGTTATACGTGTCGGAAACTGTTAAATGATTTCCATGACCGTTTAAGAAATACATCGTTTGTTCTATATCATCCTTGTTACTATATAATTGATCATACATGTTAATGTAATCACCTGTTAATCGTTGAATAATTTGTCCACCTATTATCAAGTCGGCGTATTTTATTATATTTTTAGCTAACGGTGGGTTATAAAAATAGTAATGAGCGGGGGTTCCTTCTGTATCATTATCAGTTAAATTTCCTAATTTTACTTTTAAAATTACGTTGCGTAATAAATCTCCCATATTGTTTGGTATCCTGCAGTGAACAGATTTACCAAATGAAATATCACCAGTCAATGGTACTTCTACAGATTCTGTAGAAAACCTGGTATGCTTTTTGAATATTGTAACAAAATACGAAAATTGTGGGTCACCGTTCAGCCATTGGTCCTGAACACCCCTGATGGCAAGCTGTACGCGACCTGCCATTCTTACTAGATGTGAGTAAAATTTTATGAATTAAAACGGGGCAGTATTATAGATGGATTTACGTTTACGAAAATTTAACCCCGCTAAAATTGCTGACGATAAAGTATGTGTATTTATCGGCAAACGTAACACAGGTAAATCGACATTGGTAACTGATATTTTATGGCATAAAAAACATTTACCAGCCGGTATAGTACTGTCTGCAACAGAAGAAGGTAATCACTATTATCAACAGTACGTACCAGATTTGTTTATATATGGAGATTATGATAAAGATGCGATCGAACGAGTAATGGATAGACAGAGGAAGTTGGTGGGTGCGGGTAAATCAAATTGTGGAGCTTTTTTATTACTCGATGATTGCATGTACGATAGTAAATTCATGCGTGATACCTGCATCAGGCAGTGTTTTATGAACGGTCGTCACTGGAAAATTTTTTTCATGCTGACGATGCAGTATTGTATGGATCTTCCACCAGCGCTACGAGCTAATGTTGATTATGTCTTCATCCTTCGCGAGAACATAATTCAGAATCGAGAAAAGTTATACAAGAGCTTTTTTGGTATTTTTCCGAATTTTGATATGTTTAACAAGGTGATGGATGCTTGTACAGAGAATTATGAATGTATTGTTTTAGATAATACTAGTAAGTCTAATCGCATCGAGGATTGTGTATTTTGGTATAAGGCTCGTATGCATAAAAATTTTAAAGTAGGGGCACCGGAATATTGGCAAGCGCATAAAAAATTATTTAACCCTAGACAAAATGCATCGAAACTAGACCCTAAAAATGTAAGAGGAAGAGTAGCTCCACAATTTAAAGTAACTAAACAGGGTCACGGTAGATAAAAATGTCATGGAATATTAAGATATGGTAGACAGAACACCTATAAAAAAAATTAAAACACCGGGTACATCTAAACGGCGAGCTGAAACACTTAAAAGACAGACAAAAAATAGAAGTGTGACACTGGGAGATGCGAGGAAGGACCCGTACACTTCAATCAATAGATTATACAAAAACTTTAAAAAAATACATATTCCAAAGAATACCTACAATCTTGGAACGGTGACTAATGTTAATAATCGTTATTTATCGGTTCGAATGAGTAAAAAATTAGTTGACAACTTGAAAGATATATATGTTAATAAGTCGTTAAGAAATCAAGCCGAATACGTAGGCGTGATACAATTTACTCTAAAAAATACAAGAAATTATGTAAAATTCCATTCACCTACAGCACGCACAAATCATAATTATACCGTCGTACAACCCACAATGAATGAATTTAAACAATATATAATGTATCACACACACACTGTACCCCCAAACAATAACAGAAATCTATTCACGTATCCGAGTCCCGGTGACATCAGAGCATATATAGGAAATTATCCACAATTACAAGCAAATTTAATTTTAGAAAATAATGGGTATTATATAATAGATTTGTTAGAAACTGACATGAGAATACCTAACCCTTCGGTTGTGAACCCATTTTTTATCGGACTCATAAACGAAAGTGGTTTTGCAAATGTGAGAACTGGATATAGAGGTTTAGCGTATGTTGAAACGAATTCAAGTAATTGGAAACGTTTTATTAATAGATACATAGATCCTATTATGCGACGCCAATTTGGTATATCTATAAAATATTACAGTTGGAACGAGTTAGGTAAGATAACTTTACTAGATAAAAATGTTATTATGAATCAGGAATGAGAATTATAGCTTTTAAACCTCAACATATACAAATTCCACGTGAAGTTATACGTGATTTGAAACATATAAGTGATTTATCATCTAGTAAAAAATGGGAATATGCAGGGAGTGTCGGTTGTAAAATTAAAGGAAAATCTGCAACATTCAGTAAGCCGTCATTCGTTACATCTAAAAATCGACGTACAGTGAAATTAAAAGAAATCGAAACGGTATGGCCTTCTTTAATAGCGTATCATACACATCCCGCTATAGTTCAACCACAAAATATACGAAACGATATTGACAAAATATTTACGACTCTTCCCAGTAATTCGGATATGGAGGTGTGTATTTTAGGGTTTCCAGGTATTCAAACTAATATCATATGCGACGCGCATGGTTATTATATTATCGATATGATTCACGCAGTCGAACACGAAAAGATTCCTGTACCGAGTATGGTATTTAAAGCGATGGATGACTTTAGAAAAAGACCGCATTTACGCGAACGTGTATTTAGTGAAGATGGTTTAGAATACTATAGTACAAATTTACATGAATGGAAACGTATAATAAACCTTGAACTTAATCAACATTTAAAAAATATTTTTGGTATATCTATACGATATTATGCGTATACAGATAAATCACCTCATATAATTATCGATCGGGATAATATCGATTCATAGAATCTTCTAATTCGTCTACTTCGTACCACGCAAGTTGACACTCCTTTGAATTTTTACCATTGTCTTGACATATATCTTGAGCTTCTTTTATCGCTTCTCTAAAACGTAAACGAAGTCTCATATTTTCTTTTTTCGTATGGCTAGGTTGAACAAACCCCGCACTACTTTTTTTATAAATACCTTTCAATACATTCTGACGCGTCTTAGCTAATCTATATTTATATGAATCATTAGAAGAATAAGATACTATATTCATATAATATATTGATATAAAGATTTTAAGCATGATCTTTGTATATGGATAAGAAAGAGGAAGAAGATATCGGTCCACGACTTTCATTTGAAGAACGACAGGTTATATACGCGAAAGATAAAAAGAATGCGATAGAAAGGGCTGCAAATTGTGAAAAATATATATACAAATCAGATCGCGATGCGGGAAAGTTCAAGAATTTTCTTGAACACCGACTCGAGATATGGGATGAGCTGAAAGATAAGACATTTTACGGTAAACGAATGTACGAAAAAACGAAGACAATTTTAAATTCATACGAGGATAAACTAAAGGTTTAAACGTGATCCGTTTCGGCTATACTTTTTCGTCGATCTTTTACATTTCCTAACGCATTTAACCATCTCGTCACAGACCTTTTAGATGATATGACGGAATTTGTATCATCATCGACTACTATACTTAATCCGTTGCATACATCAGGTTTATTTTCGCGATCAGGAAACTGAATATGAAACGCTTCTATAGATATAGCTGGTATGTCTGGGGCATCGTCAAGAAGTTTGTCATATTCTTCTCTACATTTTAAAACAAACTCTACTACATTTGCTCTATGTTTTACATCCAATGACAATTCCATATCAACATTTCTGTAAAATTTAGACCATTGAATACACATAGCCGAATGCGATTCCGATAAACTTAAACTTTGACTAAATTTCGATATACTCGTCAAAATACCCCCTAATACATTAAGGAAAGCGAAAAAATATTGGATTATCATTATTTTATTTTTAGTATCTTGTGATACACCTTCATTACCGCTCGGATTTAAGACTGCAAAACCACCTACACCTGTTACACTGGCTATGACTATGCTAGGATAGGCTAAATAATCGTTTTGTTTCTTGTATAATAAACGTGAATGGTTATGCAACCACCTGTACCCTGCGGCCTTTTCCGCCCAACGTAATAAAAGTTTCTCCTGTTTCTCACACCATAAACAGCCTGAAACCTCTGGAGAACTATCTTCCATCTTATAGTATACAAATATTTACATCGACGCTTGGGCGGCAGTCGTTTGGCCGATGGAAGAAATTGGGTTTGATGTTGGCTCGGCGATGGTGTCGTTAGCACTCTGACTCGCATTTAACCATGCCGCTAAATTAGCGCTGGTAGATGAATCTATTTCATTAATTTTTTGATCCAGCGCTTCATCAGCTTCCATCAATTCCCATTCTGCCTCTCGTAGTTCAGTTTCGAGTTCGTCAACTTTCTGCGTTAATGTCGTAGATATACCCACCTCGTTGTCGGCAGCGGTTTTCGCATCCTGTATTTCAATATTCAATCTATCAACCTCCGCATTCGCGTTTACAAATCGATTTTCTGCATCTGCTACAAGAGTACCAAATTCATCGAAATCCTGTGTTTTCGCTCTTTCTATATCCATGTGTGTGGGAAAAGAATCCGGGTTTTCTAAAAAATTATTCATAACCTCTTTACCTTCGTCGGATTTATAATGATTTGCCATAAAAACTACATCCCTTTCATCAAAAATACCTTCATCTATTGGCTCTATGTTCCATCTATCCTGATCATCCTGTTCTCCTTTAAAATGTGATAACATTCGACGCTTGACAACACCTTCTTTACCCTGATGCTGAGTGACTATACTCGCAGTTAAATAATCCTCGTTAAATAATATCCGTTTGCAGACATATACGATGACGAGTATTATAATAAATGTTAAAAATATTTTATGCTTTTTTAACATTTATTATATACCAAGAAAAAACTATATAATAAACCGATATATAAAAGAAAATGTCAAACGTAAAGGATCCATTTTATTGTGTCATGATGTAGGAATTTCGTCGTCTGCTTGGTCGTAAATTTCGTAAGAACGTGTAGTAGATTCATCTATATTTGGGTTATTCGAATTAGACGATTCTTTTAATGAATCGAATAATGGTGAAATAAGATTATAAAATCTGCTTTTCTGTTGCGAGTATGAAAGACTTTCTCGTTTCTTTTGCAGATCTTCCTGTGCAATATCGAGTTTGGATTGTAGCATTGTAACATGCTCTCTGTGATCAGAATTTGTTATTTGTGCAGATGTAAATCCGTCAGTTAATTCACGTAATTCTTGTTGGAGTGTCAGTATCTTATTTTTAGCTGTATTGTATTCATGTATCTCGTGGGACGATTCCTCGGTTAATTTTTTAATAGTACTAGGATTTGGATATAACTCGGGGTTTGAATTATATTTAATTATATTATTTACTCCATCTTCATCGTTATAAAACGTGTTTATGAATTGAACTTCGTTTAAATTAATTACACCTTCCTCTATTTCATCAATAGACCATGTATCCGAGTCTGATAAATATTCGCCTTTATAATGTGAAGCTAATCTATCGATATTTCCATCTGAACGTATGTTCTGGGTCATTATAGATGCGAAGAATCCTTCGCGTTTATCATACATTTCAGTTAAAAATGTATATTTATATACTAATCCAATAAATATGAAAATGATTATTATCATACATATTTTTTTCATATACTGTATTCACATATAATTATTACTTCTCATATATTCTTAACCTGGTTTTTCTTCAATGGGGCCGCCGAGCGAAGTCAGCGTTTCAAAAGTACGACCATCCGTCTGGATTCCACTAGGGACGTCGGGCTCGTCGCCCTTTTTATATTTATCTAACAAATAAGTCTTGAAAAGTGTCTTATATATGTCTTTAACTGACGAGGTAAAATTTGCAGCGCTACCCATATTATCAATGGTAGGTGTCCTACTGTACAAATGCCGTTTATGGGCCTCATTATCGTGTACCCCTCTTCCCCAAAACTCTGGAACGGTAGAATTGGTCAAATATTCCCATGTCCATAGCTTATTTGATAACCTTGCTCCAAAATGGTCCATGAAATAACCATAACCCGGAAGGTTTGTGAGGACTGATTCAGCGCGTAAAATTGCGAAGGGGTTCTTACCCGCGAAGTTGTATAAGTCTCGACCGATGTACTCCGGGCTGGCTCCCCCGCCGTACCCAATA